TTGTCACCAAATGTGATAACTTCTGGTGTGTTTCTATCTAATGTATCTAATGCTTCAATTAAATCTCTATTAGTCTGATATGGTAAACTGGCAGGCATTGATAATGTCATTCTCCATGGATTAAATGTTGGAGTCTCAGACGTTCTCGCTATCTCGTTTCGTGTAATTTGTATACCAACAACTTTTCTGCGATCAATATTGAGAGCATTGCATTTGTTGATAATTGTTTGTAAGCCTGCCATAAGTAAATCCTATTATTTCTTTGAGAAACTTTTTAATTCAGTTACATTTCTCAATTCTGATCCAAAGCCAACTGCAAACATAAAAAATGTAAGTGGTAAAAACCAGAGTGATATTAAACCTAACATGTGTCCCCATGTTAAAGATATTGCACCTAAACTAAAGACGTTTAGTGTGCCTGTTTGTGGTACTTGTTTTTCGCTTGATATTTTCATTTGTTTCTCCTAATTAATTTGTTGTTTAGCCATAAGGCATTTCTTTTTGTGCCATTTGCACAGTACCGAGTAATGTTTTACGATTCTCAGCAAACAATTGTGCGACAGATTTAGCATCTACAGCACTGATTGAATTTGTTATGTATGTATTATTTACTGTTCCGCCACCACCTAATTTATTATTAGGAGTGATTTGACCTGATGAGTTAGGAACGAACAGTTCTGGTCCTTTCTCACCGACCATGTAAGGTGTGCCACCTTGTACAGGTCCGCCTTGTGCCCTACCAAAGATTTTACTAAAGAAATCTCCTATGCCAGTACCTGAAGCAGAACTAAGTAATGTACCCATTAGTTTTTGTATTTGACTTCTAAGCAACATTTCTACCATGCTATCTAATAAGTCTTTAAATGATAGTTTACCTGTCTTAGCAAAATTAACAAATGCATCTTCTACGCCTTTAGTAAATGTATCAAATACTTCTTTTGCTTTATTAGCATTATCAGTTGCGTTTTCAAGGAAATCATTTAATGCTTCCTTCCATCCCGTAGCCCACAGCCTAGATGCTTCATAAGACTCAGTTGCCGCTTTTTTGTTCTTTTCTAAGCCTTTGTTTGCCGCTTCATAATATGCTTCTACTTCTGAAGTGTTTAATGGTCGTCCTATTCTTGCTTCTTCTGCTTGAATTGCAGCCAATGCTGACGCTTTTGCGGCTTGCTCTAAATCATAATATTTTTCTTCAAGCGTTGTCATTCCCATAGTAGCAAGTTCGTTTTGTGCGTCTTGCAACTGTTTATTCAAATCAATTTGTTGTCTTATTGAAAACTGTTCTAAAACGTTTGCTCTTTGTTTGTCTAACAAAGCATTAGTTGTGTCTTTTACTGCCTTTAAGTTGTCGTCATAATTGTCGTTTAAGTCTTTAAGTTCTGCTTGTAATTTAACAGCACTATTTCTTACTTGTGCATTGTTGCTTAATAATGCTTTTGTAATCTCATCATTTAATTGTTTCTTTCTTTCTAAATATGCTGTTTCAAACGAGTCAAGTTCCCTTAACATTGTTGCTTGTTCTTCACCGGCACCTATTAATGCTTTTTCTAAGTTAAGAGATTTTAATTGTTCAGCGTTGCGTTTTTTATAAGCATCTGTTCCTTCTTTAATAGCAAGATTTAATAATGTTATTTCGTTTGCTAGTTTTACCGCAGTAGCCGCCGCACCTTCGCCTGATCCAGCAGTGTCATCTAGGGCATCTCCAAATTTACCTAGTTCTTCTCTAAAGTCTTCTAAAGATTTTGAAACATCACTCTCAGCGTCTCCTAAAGACTGAAAGTCCTCTACTAACTTGTCTACGCCCAAGAAAGCAAGAGCACCAGCACCTAAAGAAACTATAAATTCAGCCATTCCTTTTAGTTCTCTAGCCGCAAAGCCTGCACTTTTTGCTAATCCGTCTATAACAGTATTTTTTGGAGCTCGTTTTAATTCTTTTCCAAAAATTCTTGCAACATATCCACCAATAACTTTAAGGGTTGTTCCAAAGTTTTTCAGAGATAGATAGGCTTTGGATGCGGCGGTGCCTACAAAGGCGAAGGCGGCGCCTGCACCTCTAATTATTTTTCCAACTACAGTAAATGCGGCTAGAGCGGCTCCTATTTTGAACACAGTAGTTAGAGGGCCTATAACTGCTTTAGCATTGTTGCTAAGATTATAAATTTGAAATGCAATATATTCAATAGCACTAGCAAATGTACTACTAACATTTCCAGCGTCATCAACTTCTGCAAATAATAATGCAAAGGATGTTCTTAATGAAGTAAATGCTTCACCAAGTGTCGGCACTCGTTTTTCAAGTTTTAATATTCCTTCTTTGTCCATGCGATCTAACGCATCAACAATAACTTGTGCTGTTACTTTACCTTGTGACGCAAGTTTCTTTAACTCACCAACAGTTTCTACACCCATGACTTCAGCCATCTTTTGTGCAACTGGACCCATTGTTTCAATAACAGAGTTTAAATCTTCACCTTGGAACATTGTTAACGAGAACGCTTGACCAATGTTATAAATGGCTCGTTCTGCTTCTTGTGATGTAGCACCAAACAAAGCAAACGCTGTTGATAGTTGTTGAGTGAATTGACCTGCGTCATATAAAGATAGACCCATGCTGTTAGCATTTCGTCCTACTTTTGTAAACAAGTCTCCAACTGATTCTAAGTTTTGACCTGTTGATATAGAAATAGCAGCCACTGCTTTGAATGCTTTTTCTGCTTCATCAACATCTGGTATGAATGATCTAAGTTTAGTTTGTAGAGTTGTTAAATTATCAGAAAACTGACCTAATTCTCGTACACTTAACGCGGCGGCAAGGCCTGCAACAGCTTTTGTAAGTCCAGACATACTCTTTTGAGCGCCTTTTGTATCTACCTGAACTGTATATTTTAAGTCTGCCATCTGAGTTTCCTGTTATTTCTTAAATACCTTCTTAAGAATTTTCTCTACTTCTTTAATAGTAGGATCTGTCATTCCTTGAGGTGCTTGTTTACTGGATCCTTTATCTAATTTTCTAGCATAAGGATAATCTGCTACAATAGTATCTTGTCTTAAACTTGTATGATTACGAGCATACCCATCATCAATTGGAGTATTCTTTAAGAAAACTTTAAATGCTTGTTTAGGAAGTACACTTAATTTTTTGTTAATTTTGTTAACACTAGGTGTAATCCTATCATAATCTTTTTTAATTTCCATACTATTATTTACCCATTATATTTAATAGTTCTTCGTTAGTATAATCGGGTACAGGAGCAAGACCATCCTTACTGTTTGCTTTTTTATGATAATAATTTTCAAATGACATAGCCGCATCCATTATGTATAAATCAAAAGTGTCTGCTTCTCTAATCACTTGACTAGGAAGCATACCATATCTTTTACCTATAGTATCAATTTGCATAATTGATGTCATTTTAGGTGAATCAATTATTATTCTTTCGCTTGTTACTTTCCCAGCAGTTCGGTGACCTTTGCAATTGCTTTCATTAGCACTTTAGTTGGTAACACATTATTAGGGGTTATTATTTCTTTTCCTTTGTTATCTAAAATTAATTTTCTAACAATATCAATAATGCCGTTGTTATTATCAGCATCTACTGTTAAGTTAGCTAATTGCATAAAAATTTCTAAAGGTTGTCTATCCCAAGTATAAAATATTAATTCTTCGCCGAATTCTTCTACGATTTCCGTATCGTCAAGTAAGACTTCGATTAGTTGGGGTTTTTGTGTAATTTCTGAAAGTTTCATTTGTTATTCCTTAGTGAGTTGTTAATATTGTATTTAGTCTTTGCCATTGTGGCTTTCTAGTAGCTGATTTAACAGTGCTAGTCTAAATTGTTGTTTTGCTTTGAGTTGACGAACAGTTTGTCCCATGTTATCTAACATAGGTATCATTTTTGCTTCGTCGCCGATTAATGATCTGAGTTTTTCTTCGTCTGTTTTTAACCAGACATCGTTTGAATCGTTCATTTGTTCTCCTTGAGATCAATTGTTAATTATATGCCTAGGACCGCATGTAATGCGTTCTAAGCGATTCTTTGGTAGAGTCTATAGTAAGACTCAATAAAAAGCAGAGACGCTGTTTCCAGCGTCTTTGCGATTGTCTTTTACAAGTTATTAACTAGCAATAGTTCCGACAGTAAAGTCACCTGTTACAGCGATCTCCATTGCAGATACCCATACAGGGCTATCTGGTGAAACAGTAGGAGCAACGGAAGTAATATATCCGAGTCCTCTGTACCAGTAAGCACCCACAGTAGGTGTAACTAAGTCACCATTCATTACTAGAACGAATTGTACTAACTGCTTAGTTGATGAAAGACCGTTAACTCCATAGTCAAGTGCGTTGACAGGAGGTACAGTTCCATCACCAAAGAAACCAGTTGGGTCAATAACAATATTCGTTGAAATAGAGTTATCAGCCGGTGTAGTTACTTTGTTCATATCTTCTGTGCAGAAATCTACCCATGAGAATATGCCAGTACTATTGTTGACAGTTATGTCTTGTAAACAAGTTACATCTAATGCTTCTTCATCAGTTACCCATGTAGGTGAACCACTACCCGCATATAAATCTGCGATTTGTGTGTTCGTTGTTAGGTAAATGTGAGGATGTGATCCTTGTGTATTTACGGTTAAGTTTGCCATGATTTGTCTCCTTTAAGATTGATAGGCGTTATTAAATTCTAGTCTTGTTAAATTAAATGTATAGGTGTGTATTTCACTTTTATTACCAATTGTAACATCTCTGTTATATTCAACTGATGTATATCCATCAAAGAAATTGAGGTTTCCCGCAAGATTATTGACAGAGTTTAATATGACTGGTGCTTGTGGATCGTTCTGATACGATATGTAGAGAATATTAAATTCATCTACTGCATCATACATTGTCCCACATTGCTGTACTGCTAGTGTATTGACTGTTCTGCTGTTCTCAGTTACATCATCGACATAAAGTCCATATGCAATTGTAGAGTCTTCAGAAGGATAGTTTGCAGACACTTCAATGATTGGTGTCTGTATCTTTGCGACTTCTCGCAAATAAGTAACTATCTTAGTTTTGTCAACCAGTGGCAGACTGCTCAATGCCATCAGAAGAACCGCCTATTGTCATTGAAGTATGAACTGTCAGCAGTCCAATTTTCTTCAAGTTTAGTAGTTGGTCC